TCAGTCTTGAGAACACCATTAACATGGCGGCTGACGGCCAAAAACAGCGCGTCAGTAAAAGACCCATCTGTTCGCTTGACCGGAACACAAGCCACATCCAGGACCTTCGGCGGCCCCCCGTTGTAAGCGCCACCCAGACGGTGCCGGTGCGCGCCCATCACCTCCTGTTGTCCCTCAATAGTCCAACCATAAAGAGAACCATTCCGATCCAAGGCCCACAGAACCGAATAAGGGCTTTGCTGGTAAGCAAGCCGCCGGAAGCCTTGAACCCCGAGATGCGGAGCAAGAATGGTGGCATCGATGGTGTCAAAGTCCTGATCGTTTGTAAACCTGATCTGACGAATACGATACCCGCCGCGCTCAATGAAAAACACGCTGCGGTCAATACTGACAGGTTGACGTAGCTCGCTGCCGCGCTGGGTGATCACTCGCGCCGAAGCTTCTGTTGGGGTCAGAATACCCGAGACGCCCGGCACAATGATACTCTCCGCACTGTCGCCGCCCACCAGCAAGCCGCCCGGAGAAGACAGCGCCCAACGCACCGGAGCGCCGTCCACACGCCGGGCGATGCTCTTGTCGGCGTTACTCGCGGCGGTGACCGTCGGATCCGGGCTGATAGTCTCGAAGTTGTCGAAGCTGTTCGAGACCGAAGACACCACCAAGTCCGGCTCTTCAGCGAAGCCACCATACCACAGCCGCGACTCATGAAAGCAGATCGTGTTGCAACCTTTGGTTGAAGAAAACAGCCCAAGCGCCCAGTCTACCTGGGGGGTCGCAGGCAGCGCTGGGCCGCCAATCTGATAGTTTCCCGTCACGTTAACCTGGGTTGGCGAGATGACAGACGTGATCGTGGTGTAAATCGCCCGCTTGTTCACCATGTCGCGCACAAAGAACGCACGCCCGTTATCCGCCGCAATGAAAGTCGCCGTGTTCATCGTGATTGTCAGCGACGGCCAAGTGCCGGTTATGCTGCTGACAACCTTTGAAGAATCCAGGTTCAGCGGCGCAAGCGGCGCACGGCCGTTCAAAAAGCTGACTGGGGCTATGGTGAACGTATTGACCGCGGTCCGGGTGATCTTTATCGGACTCCACTCTGGGTTGACCAGATACAACACATCACCCGTTTGCGCGTAAGCAATTTTGTCAATATTTGTGAAAGAGTAAGCCCAGAAAGTTTCCGTGCCATCTTGAAGATTGAAAATACGCGCCCCGTCCGACCGGATAACCACGATGTAGACGGTCTCCGAGTCCACGATAAACGGAATAACCCGCGCGCTTGTGGAAGCCGGAAGGTCAGCATGCCAACGCGACGGCGGCCGACGAATGACCGCCCCCTGCGGCAGCGGAATGGCATTTTCCAGAACCTGAAGCGCGCGGCTGTGCTGGTCGAGATCAAAGCGACCAATAAGCCGAGGCGACCATTCGCCGCCTGGCCAACCAGTCCTGGCGAGCCAAGCGCGCGGCATTTACGGCAGAGCCTCCGGAAAACGCGGATTCCAGCCGCCATAGGAGTCCCGCGCGTCCAGAACCCGCGAACTGTAGAGCACCGCCTCAGCGGGCTGCTCCAAGCTCCCGGCTCGTCGGGCGGCCCTCAAAGCCTCGTTGAACATCTCCGCGCACATGATCGCCAACTCGCGGTCGGCCGCCAAAGCAAGAGCAAGGTCTTGTGCCATAGCCCAACACAGAGCGTCCGTAAAAAGCGGGTCAAAATCCGTTACTGCCGTCACGTCTCGGGTGTAGGTCACAACGATCTTATCGTCATCCGAGACAATCCGGTTGCCCATTACTCGATAGCGACGCGGCTCCTCCGTCAGCACAACTTTGCCGATGTCCTTGTCAGAAACCACGCCGATAACCGTCAGAAAATCGGCCGGAAGCTGAAAGTGATACTTCCAGCCCGGCGGCGGCGTAGACGCCAGTGGCGAAAGCTCAACCCGAGCCGTCGCGAACTGCCACCGATAACGCCTAAGCAGCGCTGGCCGCTGCATGCGATAAGTCTGCTTGACCGCATCAGCCACACGTCCGGAAGACGTGTCAGAGATCAGGGGCTGTTCCTTCACCCGAAAGAGGGCCGTGTTGTAGATATCCAGCAGAGTTGCCATACCCAATCGTCCCTCTTAGCCAGAAAGCGCGGAGGCTGTCGCCAACCCCCGCGCCTTCCGTTACCTAGCTCGCGGCTTCCTCACACGTAGAGGAAGAACCCGCGCACCTGCCCGCCCGCCGCGAACGTGCCAGCAGCCGCCGGGGCGAGAGCGATACGAACACCGCCATTCGCCCGGATGCTCGACGGAATGTCCGTCGGCGAGGTGTAGAGCATGCCGCGAGCGACACGATCCACCTCATACAGGCCCGCCGTGGCAAGGTTGACACCACTCGAACCCCAAAGCGTAGTGTCCGTAGCAGCATCAATCGCCACAAGGTTGCACGCCGTGCCCGTGCCAAACCCCGTCGTAACCTCGATCACGCCCCGCACAATCCGCGCGTTGAAGGGCATGAGGAAGAGGTTGAGGCGGCTCGCGGTCGTCACGGCAACACCGCCGGTTGGCACGGTGTAGGAGAAGGTAGCAACCTTCACCACACCGCCGCTCGCCCGGTAGGACACAAGCCCCGGAGCGTTAGTCTGCTCCGGGAAGGCATCACTGAACAGAGTAGCCATTGTCTAAGTCTCCTCTTCCTCAGCCTCAGGCGAGCTTCTTAGCGTGAATCCGGACCACGCGGACATCCTCCGTCCGAACCGCGCCCCAAGCACCCATGATGTAGGCCTGCCACGGGATGGTGCGGAGGTCGTTACGACGACTGATATCCACAGTCGGCTCCTGAGCAACACCGAACTCGATAGCGTCATTCCGGAACATGAAGACCCGGTTCGCCGCAGTGTTGTTGTCATAGCCGGTGTCCTGGATGTCCGGCAGAAGCTCAGTCCGGATGAACTGCATGCCCATCAGGTTCTGAACGCTACCGGTCTCAAGCGCACGCAGGGTGTTGTAGTCGGCGCTAGTGATCCGGTTGTCTTCGAGCAGCGAACGCCAAGCGTTGGCGTTCAGAAGCACAACCACCGGGTCATCAGCGTTTTCCTGAGCCTCGGCTGCAAGCAGCTTCTCCTTGGCCCGAAGCAGGTTATACATGTCCAACGGAACCGGGTTGTTGGACGTGTTCACGCTGAAGATGCGCTGAGCGGTCGGGAAGTTGACCGTGGTCGCCCCGGTCTTGCCCTCCTGAACCGGCGCATCAAGCGCGTTGATGATTGTGGTATCGATCGCGCGCCCAATGGTAGCAGCCAGCCGCCGCGTGTAGGGGGACTCGAACGAAACCAGGTTGCGCACCTTGTCGTAGGAATCCAGCAAGGCCACCGAATCGTAGGCCTTGATGTAGCCCCACCGGCGAGTGTGCTCGATCTCATTCAGCGGCATAGCCGCAAAGCGGTTGGTAATCTCCTGGTAAGGTGCACCAGCGAGACGCTCAACCGTCCAAGCCTCGCCACGGACGGTCTCAGTGCGAACCGCGCCGCGAACTCGGCTCATCTGCTGTTCAGCCAGCATCAGCACCGTAGTGCCAAACTGCTGAACAAAGCTCCTTTCGATAGTCTGCGACATCCGTCGTCTCCTAGCAACATGTTCAACCCGCGCCGCTCGCAGGTATCGCAGTTGCTACGGTATCCACCCCTGCCGGTCGCATCCGGCCGCACATTTCGTCGCGGCAGCCGGGTAGCCCAGAGCCGATGGCGGGCGCAGAACTAGCCCAAACCTTTTGCGGCAGGGTGTATTTACTTCTGCCGCAAAAGGCTGTCAACAAGTTACTCGCCAACAGCGCGCTTGAAAAGCTCGGCAGCTCGGCGCTGAAGCGCCGCCGACTCCTCCCGCCGCCCGGCTCGGTGAGCTTGGAACGCCTGTTCCATAAGGCGCTTGGCCTCAGCCCGCGCCTCCGCCGGATCAACGGGAAGCACCGGCCCCTGCGCCCCGCCTGGGCCAACCTCGGCCGGATACATGGCCTTCGCCACCGCAACCATGGCCTTGACGAAAGCCGGATTCGCCCCAAGACCTGCTTCGGCAACCGCGTCTTCCAGCCCCAGCGCCGCCACGGCCTTCTTTGCGGCAGCGATGTTGGCGTCATACTGCGGCCCCCACTCAAGCCGAAGTGAAGCCTCAGCCTGCCGAACGTTCTCTGCAAAAGCCTTCTGAATCTCAAACGTCTTGTTGACGTAGGCTTCGTAGATTGCCTGCGCCTGCTCGGGTAGCAGACCAGCCTCAGCGGCCACCTGACGATACCAGTCAAGCGCACCGCCAAGCGCAAGCTCCTCAGGCACCCCATCCGGCACGGTAAACTGGTAACCATCCGGCTTCTCCGGCGCACCCAGTTTCCGCAGAGCAGCCTTTCGGTCCTCCGCCCCGACCTTGATCACTTGGTCAGGCGGAACGCCAATCAGCTTCACCGCATTCCGGTAAGCCTCGGCGAAATCTTCGAGCCGCCCATCGCGAAATTTGGCGATGTTCGGATCGACACGCAGAGTTTCAGGCAGCGACTGCCACCACTCGGCAGCCACCGGGGCAGCCGGAGCCGCCTGGGCAGGGGCCGGAGCCGCCACCGATTCGGTGGCCGGGGCATCCGGCGCTTCAGTTGTT